GCCCATCCCACGTCCCTTCGATTTCGGGTATTTTAACCCCGCATTGCTCTCGCGTTGCGTGGTTTAGCTTCCCCAAACTCGCCGAAGTTGGACCAAAGAAGTCGTTGTCAAAGCGACCCCTGATCACACCATTGTTTACCCCGAACTGGGGCGGGACACTGGTCTTCGACCAAACGGGGCTGAGCCGGTCAATGCAGTCGTACCACAGCTGTTGAAGCTGCGGGTTGACGCACCCGGTCCTGTCCATCCACAGACGTAGATGGTTAGCCATCGTCAGGAGGTAAGGCACACCCGGAGATGCACCTGTGAGATTGAACGGAGTCACGTCCCAAACCTTTCCTTCCGGATCGGTATAGTAGTGGCCTCCGCACGACTCGTAGAACTTCCCGCCAAGGAAGCTCTTTTCTTGGTTCGCTTTGAAGCCGAGGAGCTCCAAACCGGCTAGTAAGTCCTTCGCATACCTTTGGGGGACAATGATGTCATCCCCGAATACCGCGACTTGGGACCACTCGCTCTTAGGCACGATCGCCCTGGCTATCGCCAGAAAAATGATGCTTTCGAGCTCAAACGTGAATCCACAACCCATGGCACTGAACTTCTCTAGACGTACGGGACCGATTCCTTCGATCTCCGTCATGTCATGACGAAAAAGTTCCAGTAGCTCAAACCACTCGGCCGAGACCAGGGCCTTAACCAACCTATAGGCAATACTATCGCTAGCAGCTTCTAGATCAATTGTAGCCAGCAGTCTTTCAACTGCCAGTCGGGCAAGACGGTTGTTAAGCCGCCAGCCTTTCTTCAGGTCGCACCCGAAGCGCATCAAACGCTCTTTGAGGAACCGACCAACACCTAACTGACCATATACGTTCAGGCCAGCCTGGATGTCGATCCCCCTAAAGGTCTTAAACGACTTCGGGACCACGGTCCACATGCTATGCGGATTTACCTTGAGGCGATTCTGACCTTTCGAATGCCAGAACTCGCCCATGATGGATTTCGCATATGGAGCCAACCTCGGGGACACCGTTACCGGTGCTGTCCCGAATTTTATTGGAAGCGACGCTTCCCGGGAGGTGATACCGACTGCCGCACCATTTCCGTGCTTCATCAATTGGGCTATACGCTCGAGCGGAGGCACGGTGTTAACCGAGCCATTTGACTGAAGCGGACCCATGATCTCCTGCACGAGCTCACGCACGCGCGAGAAGAACCATGGGTGGCCTTCAAGAATTGGCACCCAACCACCGGCGAACCGGCGATTGATCGTACGACAGCGCTC